CACCGTCGCTGAGTTCAGAACCATCGTTCGCGTCATATACTTTCGCGGTCAATGTGACTGGGTCACCTTGGTTATTGCGGAATACTACAGGGTTGTTTGCTTCTAGTTCAACATATACTGCTGCACGACCAGCTCGAACCTTACTGAAAGTAACCGCATCTTTACCTTGTTCACCACTTACACGAACTGTAAGAGTCGAACTACCGTCACCGATGTTCTCTGGTTTAATCTCTAGACGAGCACCAGATACAGCAGTAGTTGGTAGAGTACCAGTTGAGAATGCACCTGAGGCATCATCATCGTAACCAGCAATACCACCAGCGTTATTAGAGGTAGAAGTCTGAGTCTGGAATGGAGCACCGTCCAATGAAGTTTCATAGTCCAATGCGCCTGGAGAACCAGCGATGTCGAATAGGATAGAACTGTTGTTTTGACTACCTAGGATTTTACCGTCTGCATCAGCAGAGAAGATTTGACTAGATGGAATCAAGTTAATGATTGTACCACCAGCACCATCTTGAATACGGTTAACAGAAAGTTCTAGAGTGAACGTTCCAGTTGTACCGCCATTGTTATATGTGACCGGTACAAGAATAGTTGCAGATGAAGGTACACCGATTTGGTCAGCATATACAACACCAGCACCTTTAGTTACACCACCACCGATATCTGTGCCGGCAGATTGTGATACTAGGAATTCCCATCCGCTTACCGCAGAGATAGAACCTAGTGTAAACTGACCTTCTGATGGAGAAGAACCAGTTGCGAATGACTGTTCGGTACCACCAATGAATACCTTTACAGAACATGAAAAGTCACGTCTTGTAGAGTCAGATACCACGCCTGCATCATTTGCAGCGAATGTGTGGTTTTCATTAGTTAGGAACGCAGTTACCGAACTCTGGCCATCTGCCAAGTCGGTTAGGGTTATGGCGGCGGTTGCCGTTCTAAGTGCCATTGTTAATCCTCTTGTTTATCGTTAATTGTTAATTGCAAAGGTAAGGTACCCGAATTAGGAACCGCCTGCGCTTCTATGTTTAAAGTTTTTAATTCACCGTTAGGGAAATTATCTACATCCCCAGAGTTAGTGGCAGGAACGCCAAACCCTATAGGACATGTACCATCAGGCCCAACAGTGACAATATTTCCGTCAATGTGTGAGACATATCGCGTTGTTTCGTGGACACAGACAGGTACACCGCCACTAGTCCATTCATAATTAAATTTATTATAGTCCTCCGATGATATTTCAGCACCGTCAGATGTTATGAATGCTTTTACTTCCGTCTGACCAGTGTCATTGCGGAAGATGTTTCCATTAGGTGCGAGTATATCAACCATCAAGTTAGGTAGACCACGGTCGTAGATTAGTACTGGGTCAGACCACTTATCAACAGGGACTTCTTGCTCGTCCTCTGTACCGATAACTGTGGTCTGTACCATGAATACATATCGACCAGTAGTAGGTAGGTCATCACTCCAACCATTGAAGTCCGTGCTAGAACCTACAGTGGTTATTAAGTCACCTGTCGCGAAAGTATATGTTGTGGAAACGTTTATGTCTTGGTCAACAGAAAGAACCTCTTCATTGGAACTCTTATATAGAAGTATGTTCGCTGTACCCGTTCCCCCATCGGGGTCTATACCGTCCAACTGAATAGTGATCTCATCTTCTACTATTTGTTTGAGTTGTTCGGCAGACACACCTCCACTACCACCACCCAAAGAAATGAGGGTGTAGAGTTCAGAAAAGTTATCATTAATCTTCTGACTGGCGTTGCGAAGGGTATCGCCCTTACCATCGTTTGCAGCGCCACCAGTATTAAGTATTTGTCTAGCCATCAGCGGCCCCTGTATTAATCACTCTTATTTATAAATTTAAAGATATGTGTCATCGTCTAGTGTTTCGTATCCCGAAGATATGTCTAGACCTTCATCGTCTAGTCGAGATGACGCAACACCGACCCAATTACCAATCGTACCGAAGTCGTCTGCTAGGTCTTGTAGAGACACACCGTCGTACTTCTCTAGGGTCTCTAGGGAACTTACAATAATACCGGAACCCTCATCTCTTTGTAACTGAGACCGTGCATCCATAATATCTGTCTCTTCCATAGTCAGTAGACTGTAACGAGAGGTCATAGCAGTAGGTAACGCAGTACCTTGAATAACAATTGGATAGTTAGGTGTTTCTAACGGGTCAGTTGTAAGTCCCGCTCGCAGGTTGAGATCCGCAATACCTTGGGTCTCAACTTCTGCAGCTAGATAGAAACCAGCAGGGTGTACCAACTTTTTATATAGAGTTTCATAGTCACTGAGTGACATACCTGTTTTCAAAAGAATTGAGAAGATTTGATACTTCTTGTCATCTTGAATATATTTGAGTGACTCTGGGCCGATTAATGAACCGCCCGGTTTATCGTTCAGTATAAAAATGTTACGTTTGGGATATGATACTTCGACAGATTCATTATAGAATGCTTTAAAGAACTGTTCCGCAGATAACTTTGTACCCTTGTTACGATAGAAGTCGGAAAGAAGTTTCGCCATCAACCGTGGGTTTTGATAGAACGAAGTTGTCTCTAAACCATCACTAATCTCTCCTATCAAAAGATTCAAGTGTTTTATGTCGGTCGAAGAGATATCCCGTATATTAAATAAATCATGAATCTGGTCAGTAAACGAAGCAGACCCATCTTCTCCGGTGTATGCGTAATACACCTCAATAAACTTAATTAAATCCGGATACTGTTCCTGATAGAATTCAGGAAGTATTTGAGTTACCTGACTCTGATGAAACTTAGCATTCGTTCGATATTGATTAGCGAGAAATCGTGACATTACAATAGAACCTTAGTGGCTCCGGAGTCTACTCTACCTGTGGTAGACGAGGCCTCACTATCCAGAGCAAAGATGTAGTTTCTCAATGGACTAATTGTACTCTGGTTCGCCGGAGTTGCACTTATTTTAATACCCCTACCCACGTACCCCGCTTTGTCTACTAACAAGGAATTCAAGAATACCGTACCTTTAGCAGGGTCATATGAACCGATGTTGGCAATTCTCACAACACCATTGAGGTCTACGAGTTGTAGTTTGGTCGAACCCAATTCGTTCTTGACCAATACGTTCCGTCCATTAGACTTGAATACCGTAGAGGTTACTACGTAGTCGTCTTTATCCGGTGCTGCTAGAATAACAGGGAAGTTGACAGTATAGTCCTGTTCGATATACGTGTTGAAAGGGATGCCCGCCGCTGTTTGTGCAGCTTCTAAATCCGCAACCAATTGAGTGATGTCGATTAACTGTTGTACCTTAATTTCCATTCTAGAGTTTAAGATTGCAGTAGAAAATGAGTCTATTAAAGACAATAGATTAGAACGTCGGAATACTGAATCGAATTGGTTCAGATTAATACTCATATAACTTTGTATTAGTTCGTCAACCTGTACCTGAAGTGCTTCTGGAGTTGTGGTGTTCTTGATAGGGTCGATATTAAAAAACGTCTGGAGTTCTAGGTAAGTGAATTGAGGTTCAACAAACTCTGTATCGATAGACATGATAGATAGAGTAGAAGTCAGTTGGTTCCTAATCATATCTTCAACCATAGTCTTAGAGTTCTCATCAACTCCTTCTAGGAAGTTTAAACTCACAAACACCTTACCGTACTGTGGGGGTACATTATCGTTACCGCCCCATGTTGCAACATCATTTACATATGCACCATAGTTACTTAATATCAATCCAGTGTAATCATCTGCGGTGACCAATCGGTTCTGTGCAGAGTATGCAAGTGGCGCGTTCAACTTGATGGACTGTATGCTTTCAGGATTAGAACCACCCGCTGAATTAGATACGGTTGTTACTTCGATAACGTAACCTGTACCAGAGAACTCATTCAAGGTGAACGTCGTCGCACCATTAGCAGCAGGGCCATTGGTCGCAATATATTCTACCCTAATGACGTTTCCTGTCTGTGGTCGAACCCCAAGTACGTTACCATCTCCGAATATCATCTCGTAATCACCGTTGTGAGATTCGCGTACCATGTACACGCGTGACTCATCAGAGACAGTCGCAACCTCTTTAACGTTAAGATATATTTCAGATTCTTCGGTGGTACCATTAGGAAACACATTGACTATCATTGTAGATGTGTCTAATGTGCTTTCTGGAATAACATAAGGTATATCGATATTGCTGTCTGCAAGGAACGTCTTGAATTGTTCCTTACCTTCTATCAGAGTTACTCCGGTGAACGTAAATGTGTCGGTACCAGAGTTAGCCACAGTGTAGTTCTGTGTAGTAAAGAACTCGTAGTTGGACTCATCAATGGAAGCAAAGAAACTCGAACCTTTAGGTAAGGTGAATGAGGTTGGGCCACCAGCGATAGTGATTGTAACATCGACCACTGCTCGAGCAGCAGTGCTTGATTTAGGGAAGTAACCTAAACTCTCTGCATGTGATACTACCGATGAACGTAACTGAGATGTGCTCAGGAACGACTCATTGATAGACATGTTGGCAGTAAGACCATTAATATGTGTGTTATATGCCAAGATATCTAGGATGTTAGATAGACCACTTGCATCAAAATCATAGTCCTCGAACTCCCCACTATTTCGGAAGTACGTTTTTAGTTTGGACTTAATGTCATAGAAATCTAAGTCAGATGTATTAATAGTCATTTATCTTGCCCTTGCAATAGTTAAACCTAGAGTAACGACCTTGGTTGTATTAACAACACTAAAGGTTATAGTTAGGCTTGCCGAGTTATAATCTGGGTTAATATTAACCTGTATGTCTTTAAGTACCGCTCTAGGTTCATAGTTTTCTATGGTAGAACGTACCCTTTGTTCTATATCGTCTTCATCCAAATCAGTTGACAATGAGAACAGTATCTGCTCGAGCCCCGCACCATAATATGGACGAAATGGCATAACTCCCTTTTCTGTCATCAAGAGATTCTTTACAGACTGACGAACTGCCGCAGCATCAGTCGTCTTGTATATGTCCCCTGTAGTAGGGTTAGGGGTGAACGAACAGTCAATGTCCGAATACGTACGTTTAATCGTAGAGGTAATCGGTATGTTTTGTAGGTTACCGTCTTGTATTGAGAATGCTTTTGCCATAATGGTTAAACTCTTTTTGTACTATTTATACAGTTAACGTGTCATCATTTAACGGTAATTCAGGTAAAGTTAGTTCGAATGATGTCGGGATACCTATCAACCCAAGTACGTCACAGAATGTCAGCGTTAGGAAGTCAAGTAGAGCACCTAATCCTATAGCATCCAAAAAAGATTTAATTTTCTTTATCCACATGTTAATGAGTTCTTTCTGCCACTGTGCGAACCAATCTCTTGCGGCACGTACAAGGTCTGCAATCTCCTCCTCCGGACATTTAACATTGGTATTAATCTCACCCCCAATGATATCTTGTAAGGACATACCGAATAGACTTATATCTTTCAGTTGGTCTTGGACGAACCCACCGACACTGAAGTCTTCGATGTCGGTATTCAACTTGTCTAGTTGATCTTGAGCATTCTTCTTAGCATCACCGACCGCAGTCTCGATGTCTTTCTTGAGTTGTTCTGCTTGTTGTTCTAGTGATTCTTTGTACTGAATTGCCTGCGCCTTGAACCCATCTATCTGCCCACGTATCCATGTCTCTACATCGAATGTGAGTAGAGCGGGTAGACTAGGTAGACCTAATGTATCCCATATCGTCTTAAACTTGTCAATCAACTTGCCGAATGCAGCATGTAGTGTGTTGGTGCAGAAAAGGATGATTTCATTCTTAAAGTAGTCCCATGTCAACTTACCCTTCCATTCATCACACAACACACCAAACTCGCCATCATAGTACTGGTACCCTTTAGGAACCATACCGTAGAACTTATCTACTTCGGATGTAATCTGTCTCTTGATACTTTCCTGTTCATCCTTCTCCAGTATCTTGAGTACATCAACACTGATTCCCATAATGGATACAGTGAACCCTATTGGTATTACCTTGGATATCATCTCCAACATCTTGGCTGGGATGTAGATATGGAACTCATCTATCAGTTCAGACCATGCCTCTCTACCTTCCTTCTGCCAGTTACGTATCTGACCTTTCTGCCAGTACGGTGATAGGATACTGGACTGTAGTTCTGCAAAGTCTTCTATCTGTTTGACGACATCATCTATCTGCTTCTGTACCTCGGCATCCAAGTCTGGGGTCGAAACGGAGTACGCCTTCAACTGACTAGGTATCATTAGGATGTCATTGTACACCTGAACGAACTCGGCCTTAGTAGGTAGAGTTGTACCAGAACATGGAAGTTCCGTCATCATGAGTTTAGTTTGACCACATCACCGTTCACATTAACGACAGGTGCGGTGACATTGATTTCACCGGAGGCCTTGATTGTTATAGTTCTAGCCTTAGATTCAGTAGCATCAATCGTCATGTTACCGTCTTTGTCTATCTCGTAGTACGTACCCGACTTGTGGTATTCTTTAATACGTTCAGCGCCAAGCGTATCATCATACTCTTTGTAGTGACCACTCTCTGTTTCATAAACCTTATTATGGGGATAGTTCTCTAGTGCTTTGGAGTTTGTATCGGGTTCTGTGATGGGTTTTTTTGTTTTGGTATCCACTTTTCCAGTGTCGTTTTCTTTGGGTACAGTACCAATAACCATAGGCAACTGAGAGTTCTGACCATCCAAGAACATACCAAACACTTGTGCACCCACAAGTATACCTAGGTTCTGTCCCTTACCTTTGTGGATACCTGTAGTAACGGGTACAACAATCTGGGCCCATGGCAGGTCGTCTTCTTCAACATCATCGTAAACCCCGAAAACTCTAACCTTGACTCTACCTAGTTTCTTAGGGTCGTCCTTTACATTAACAACCTCACCAAGGAACCACCGAGTCTGGTCTCCATAGAAGTCAATAAAATTATTAGGTATCATATCACTTCACCATTAGATAGTTTCACTCCAGACATCGTCACGAAGTATGAACTTCGGGATATCGAATGTTTACATGCGAATATCAAAAAGTCACCGGACTTCTTAGTGTCATATACTCCCTCGGCGTTCTCGTCCAGTTTGTTACGTAAGAACCTAAGAGAAATTTTTCTACCTAGAGTGCTATTCTCATCACCATCCAAGAACTCTATCCCTTCAAGCACAAAGTCTATCTTGCTTTTGGTTAGCATATGGGTCATTGCTCGATTGATGATGTTCAATCTATATTGCGCTACTCCTTCGCTCTCTGAGTAGGACTTAATATCATTAGGGTGTGCGGAAGTCCCGCCTATCTGGCTTATACGCCTACTCTTTATGTCAGCAGTAGTCTCCGCATACCTATCATTGTCAAACAGCGGGGTACCCTTGTTGATTATATTATCTTTCTTCAAAGGTTTGATTACTTCTTCATCTAAGTTGAATGTAAACTGGTCTACCTTATTCTTAGTTACATTTATGTAACGGTAGTCCGAACCCACAAGTCCCTCTCTAATTAGTTTGAATAGATTTTCGGTGCCCTTAGATTGATACCTAACAATAAATCTTTCCCTTCTCTCAGGAGGGTTTTTTGTCATACTAAACTCACTCTCAGAGAAAGTGTACGGATGGTCGACAGCATTCACTGGAGCAGCTGACATAAGAGATTTCAGGTCTCTTAGTTGAATATCCTTTCCTACTAATGTGGAGTACAGATAATATGGATAACCGTCCGAGGTGGATGCTCGGTTCTTTATCCAGCACATGGTGTCCACCGGAGTTAGGTTAGGTACTATCACCTTCATCGACTGAAAGTCTTTGGAAACTTGGTTTATGTTTTTGAAGAGATATTCTTTGGAGATTCTTTCTATAATCTCGCTAGGCTTACCACTATACGACCTATTAAGATTGTGTAGGGTGGAGAGGTACCCGATATCCTCTATTAAATGAAATACATACATCTCAGATATATCGGTACTTTTATCAGATAGAACTACCTTATCGATGAAAAACGTTTTGGAAACAGATATTGTATTGTCACGATTACTCTTCAACGTAATACGTATCTTCTCTCCACCGGAAATGTCAAACCTCGAAACAATGTTGTCTCTATCGGTATATGCCAACATCGCGGTTAGGTAAGGTTTATCCAGATGTTCGAATATATCGATATCAGAAACCCCATTGGCTATCTCAGAAGAAAGCTTATCGTCTTTCACTTCAATGATTACAGATTCTATATTAATCGAATCAGCGGTATCGTCTGACATTACGACCTCAATGCTTCTTTAAATAATTTTTGTACTGTATTAACTGACTTTGGTTTGATAACTCGTATCTGTTTCAGTTTATCATTCTCTTCCAAGTAGAACTCTAGGTTCGTCTTAGGCACAGCATTCGTAGGTACACTCATGTCGGTTAGGTCTAGGTCTACCCTCTCGCCTTCTAATAGGTAGTAACGTACCGCAAGATGTCCTTGAACCGAACTGCTAATCGTAACAAAGTCGGTACCATACACAGCAAGTTCTCCTTGTTGAAAAGTTTCAACACCAGACATCTCTACGTGTATCTGTCCTAGGTCTAGGTTCTTATACTTAACAACCCCCACAGCATTAGATATGGAACCCGTTAAGGTATCCCCTACATTGAACACACTGTGTATAGGTTCTTGAGTGGTTAGAACATAGTTAGGGTAATCGGTTTTGGTCTTTTCGACAACTTGTTCGTAGCCAAGTGGCCATCCCTGTTCACGTATCTTATCATTCATTATATAGAATGTCCAGTGAAGATGTGGGTTCTTGTACAACATGAATGCTACTTGGTCTGCTCGTTCTCCACCTTGAATGTAATAGTCTTGGTAGAATGCTTGATTCAACTTAATATCGTCTAATATCTCTACATACGTAGCAATATTCTGTACCAGAGCAGTTTCTCCTTCGTCTCCAAAGGAATAGAACTGCAATGGGAAATCTTTAAAGTATGACATTAGAAACCGTCCTCTAATAGAATGTCTTCCCGATTCAGTGTCCTCTCTTCTACGAACGATAGAGACAAATCAATCTCGACTGGGTATCCATCTGGATGGAATGCCATGCTACTTGAATTGTAGTTAGTAGAGATTGCCTTTAGGTGACACTTCTTCATCTTAGTACCCACACGCTTCTTAACACCGGCTTCGTTCTCGTAGAACATGTCCAACTCAAACATGTGTGGGTACTTGTATCCCGCACTAATCCCGCCAACGACTATAGGGTCTGGGTATGCATAACCACGGAATCGTTTTATAATCTTCTCAACTTCTTTTGCTTCCCGAGCAGACTTAGGAATGAACTTGAACTGGAATGCGAATTCACGTATGTTAACACCCTTGAATACAGTTCTTGCATTAGGGTTCACGGTTACACCGAATGCGAGAGAAGTGACATTACCGGCAGTATTGTTGAACTCATTAGCAGTACGTTGTAATGCAAGTCCAGCAGCAGCACCCTGTAGGTTACCAAAGGCAAGATCTGAAAAGTTGGAAAACCCTTTCTCCATGGCCTCACCAAGAGTTTCGAGGATACCTTTACCTTGACTAAGAGCCCCTACAGCACCAGCACCCATTGGGCCCAGTTCCGGTTGCGCGTAGTTAAGACCATCCGCTTGTGTCATTGCAATGGGTAGGTATAGTTTAACCGAGTTTCCGGTATCCTCTACAGACCTATCAGAATACTCCATAGGACTTTCTTTTCCATGCTTTTCTACATACCGTTTATCCAAAGAGTTCTGAACTCTGGTCTTCTCTTCTCTATATTGGGCAGGGGTGAGTTCTTTGTTAGCATATTGTTGATCAATAGTTTTGCTTTTGTCATTCAATGCTTTATACTGCGCATCCCCATCTTCTCCCAACATCTTACTAACTGTCGCACTATCTCCCTTCAGGGTTGGTGGTACAATCTCAAACACCTTAAATGTTATGCTCGCGCCGTATCTCTCTTGGTTATTAAGAGGGTATGTCAATTTTTCGGGCGAAGATAGGACGGAGTTCGATGGAGCGTCATGAGCCCTCTCAGCTTCAGACTTGTCTCCCTGAATGAACTCTTTTATCTCAGATACAAATTGTTTGATTGGCATTGGTGAACCCTATGTTTATAAATAGTATGACAGTATTTATACACAAAATTATAATGAAAACATATAAAGGTAGGTACAAACCGAAGAACCCAGAGAAGTATGCTGGGGACGTGGACAATGTCGTCTACCGTTCGGGGTGGGAACGACATGTTATGAAATGGTGTGACGATAGTCTGGACGTGGTACAATGGATGTCCGAAGAGTTGGTTATACCATACATCTGTGAGACAGACAAAAAACCTCATCGATACTTCATGGATTTTGTTATTAAATACAAGTCGGGTCGCGTTGTGCTGGTAGAGGTCAAACCTCACAAAGAGACGAAGTTACCTGTACGTAAACAGGGTAAGTCCCGTCGAACCATTCTGAACGAGGGTATGACCTACATCAAGAATCAGTCCAAGTGGAAGGCCGCGTCAGAATACGCGAAAGATAGAGGGTACCACTTTGAGATATGGACTGAGAACGAACTCACCGCCATGGGCATCATGCCCAAGTCTACCCAACGTATGCGTACCAAGAAACCTTTGAAGAAACTACCTCCATTCCGTAAGAAGAAAAAGAGTTAACTAGTTAATAAGATTACGTATAAATAGAAGTACGAATTTTAACGGATACATCGATGTCTAACATATTTCAGAGACTAGAACTACAAGCGTTCCGTGCGGGTATCACTCCACGCACCAAGGAATCTCGTAACTGGTTCCGACAGAAAATCAAGAACCTTCGTAGCATCAAGCGAGAAGAGTTAATGAGAGAAGACCCGTTAAAACAAACAGGTCAAGAAATTGTCGGTAACATGTACATGTTCTTCTATGACCCAAAGCATAAAGAGACCTTGCCGTACTACGATACGTTTCCGTTGGTGATAGTCGTGGGCCCTGCCGAGGGTGGGTTCTATGGGTTGAACCTACATTACCTTCCACCTATCCTACGTGCAAAGATGTTGGATGCGTTGATGGACATCACGACGAACAAGAAATACAATGACAGCACACGTTTCAAGTTGTCTTATGAACTGTTGGTCAAGAGCAGTAAGTTAAAGTATTTTGAACCATGTTTCAAACACTACCTGAACGACCAAGTAAGAAGTAAGTTCGCTATGGTACCAGCACCAGAGTGGGAGATTGCTACCTTCCTACCAACCGCTGACTTCCGTAAGGCGAACTCCAAGAAAGTATACTACGACTCCAAGAAAATGATAGGCGGTTAATAGATGGCTGGCATAGAACAATTAAAAGGTAAACTGACATCTAAGAATGGTATTGCGATGGCGAATCAGTTCGCGGTCACTCTTCCTTCTATGAGCGGTATAGAATCAAGAGAACTTAACCTAGTGTGTAAGGACGTTACTTTGCCAGGCAAACAGATAGTGAGTCTGGATAGAAACGTCGGACTATTCAATGAGAAAATTGCAAACGGTTTTGCAGTCGAAGATGTGTCGATGACATTCTATGTACTCAATGACTATGGTGTCAAGAAATACTTTGATGCGTGGGCGAAAAAAATAACTGGATTGAATTACATTGTAAAACCTGCTGGGGCCTCAGATGATGCGTCCGCAGAAGAAAAGGCGGCCGCTAAAGAAGCTCTTGCAGAATTCTCTAACTCTCTCAAGATGGGAGAATTGGGTTACAAAAACGATTATTCTAAGTCGATTATAATACGACAGTTGCGTAAACCTATCGCAAGGTTCGGATTCGACCTCGGCCCATTTGATTTCAATTTTGATGTTGGGGGTGCATCTATATACAGCGTAGAACTGTTAGAAGCATTCCCTACATCGCTTAGTTCGATACAACTGAGCAACGACGGACAACTAGTAGAGTGTACAATGCAGTTCTCGTACACCAACTGGAAAGTGATAGGGGACGAAAGAGGTTTATTAGATGGAAAACTCGATATAAACTTAGGCGGAATAATTTAAATTATAATATAGGATACATCATGGCTTTACCAAAACTGAACTCAGCACCAACATATGAAATGAAAATCCCTTCGACGGGACAGAGCGTGGTCTACCGACCATTCCTCGTAAAGGAACAGAAACACCTCCTTATCGCATTCGAAGCACAGAACCGCCAAGACCTAGTCCGGGCAGTTGTACGAACAATCGAGGCGTGTGTCGAAGAGAAGATTGATTCGCCCCTAACAACATTTGATGTCGATTACATGTTCACCAAGATACGTGCCAAGTCTGTTGGTGAGACAGCAGATATACTTGTTCCATGTGGAGAGTGTGACACTAAGAATGAAATTAAGGTCGAACTTGATAAAGTAGAAGTAAGTGGTGAGATACCAGAGATGCTGGTACAGATTACAGAAGATGTTACTGTTAAGATGAAGTTCCCGACGTACGAGGAATTTTTATCCAACCAGACTCTTCTGGACAGCTCTTCTGCAACAGAGGCGTTACTTCAACTTATCGTAACCTGTATGGATTCGGTCTTGACCGAAGAAGAAAGGGTCTCTATTAAAGATGAACCCCACGAAGAAATTGTAACCTTCTTGGAGTCTATGACGACCGAACAGTTTGAGCAGGTATCTGCCTTCGCTGCTTCGATACCCGCACTGACCCAAGACCTAGAATTCGCATGTACATCATGCGGTCATAATAATAAGAAAACACTGAAAGGACTTGACGATTTTTTTTGATAAATCTCTCTCATGACACCCTAGCCAATTACTACCAAGTCAACTTCCAACTACTGAATAATTTCAATTACTCGTTGGATGAAGTAG